ATCGATGTTGAGAATGTTGAACAAGTAGCAGAGTATAAAGGTAAGATTGAAACCAAACATTATGGTAATATGTTGGTCAATGTGGCAACCGAATGGAATGATGCTCTGTTAGTGATTGAAAACGCAAACATTGGTTGGGCTGTAATCCAAGAAGCAATAGACAGAAACTACAAAAATCTATACTACTCCTACAAAGAGTTCGGATATGTAGACGAAGACATACACTTACAGAAAGCATACGACTTAAAAGACAAATCTCAGATGGTGCCAGGATTCTCAATGACAAGTAGAACAAGACCATTGGTGATATCAAAGTTAGATACCTATACGAGAGAACGAGTACCCATCATCCGTTCTAAAAGACTCATTGATGAGTTGTTTACATTCATATGGAATGGAAGTAGAGCAGAAGCACAACAGGGATACAACGATGATTTGGTGATATCGTTTTCAACATCTCTATGGGTAAGAGATACCGCATTAAAACTTCGTCAGCAGGGTATTGAATTGAATAGACGAGCACTATCATTAACCTCTAAAAACACAGGTGTATTTAAAACCACCCCACAACAAGCAAAGGATAGTTGGAGGATGAAAACTGGTAGAGGTGACGAAGACCTTTCTTGGTTATTGTAAATCTATTTTTTTCAATATTTATACTTTGTAGGGGTATGTAACAAAAACAAACTATTATGGCAGATACTTCATTATTTGGTAGGCTAAGACGATTATTCTCAACTCAAGTAGTTGTTAGAAGAGTCGGTAAAAATAAATTAAAGGTAGTCGATTCATCAAGACTACAGGGTGATGGTAACAGAAGAGGTTCTGCATATTATGATAGATATGGTAGATTGCATGGCTCTAATTCAAGAAAGAATTGGCAGACATACAACGAAAGATTCAATTACCATTCTAATAAGTTAGAGTTGTATACTGATTATGAAGCAATGGATAAAGATTCCATTATCTCTTCTGTGTTGGATATCTATTCGGATGAGTGTACACTTAAAAATGATATGGGTGATGTACTCAGAATCAACTCATCTGATGAGAAGCTAAAGAAGACCCTACATAACTTATTCTATGATGTATTGAACATAGAATTCAACCTTTGGTCTTGGGTAAGGGGTATGAACAAATATGGTGACTACTATCTTTACTTAGACATTGATGATGAATTAGGAATTGTAAACGCACAACCACTCTCTGCATATGAAACTAGAAGAGAGGAGGGATATGATTTAGACAACCCATACTCAGTAAGATTTGAGGTCGAAGAACAAAACACAAACGCAATCTCACAGAGAAACAATACAAAATTCTTAGACTCATTCCAAGTAGCACATTTTAGATTATTAACTGATACAAACTTCCTACCTTATGGTCGTTCACTTTTAGAAGGTGCAAGAAAGACTTGGAAGCAGTTGATTTTGATGGAAGATGCTATGATGATTCATAGGATTATGAGAGCACCCGAAAAGAGAATCTTTAAGATTGATATTGGTAACATACCACCCGCTGAAGTTGATACCTATATGCAGAACATCATCGACCAAATGAAGAAAGTTCCTTATGTAGATGAGTCAACAGGTGAGTACAACCTCAAATTCAATCTTCAGAATATGTTGGAGGATTACTACCTACCTGTTAGAGGTGGTCAGAGTGGTACTGAAATCGATTCCCTAAGTGGTATGGAGTTCGGTGGTATCGATGATATCGAATATCTAAAGAACAGAATGATGGCAGCACTCAAAGTTCCAAAAGCATTTATTGGATATGAAGAGGGTGTTGAAGGTAAGGCAACTCTTGCACAAGAAGACATCAGATTTGCTAGGTCAGTAGAGAGAATCCAAAAGATTGTTCTTTCTGAATTGACTAAAATAGCAATCGTACACCTATACGCTCAAGGATATGAGGACGATGAATTAGTAAACTTCGAATTAGAGTTGACTACACCATCGATTATCTATGAGCAAGAGAAAGCAAACCTATGGAGTGAAAAGGTTAGTCTTGTTAGTGATATGAAAGACTTAAAGATGTTATCTCAAGAGTGGATGTATAAGAATATCTTCAATATGAGTGAAGATGAGTGGAAGATGGAACAATACAAAGTCATCAACGACTTGAAACTTCAGTTCAGACACGAACAAATCGAATCTGAAGGTAACGACCCAACCAAAACTGGTGAATCATTTGGAACTCCACATGACTTAGCCGCATTATCACAACAAGAAGGTGATGGCGGTGGAGGTGGTGGTAACCCATTTGGTGAAAACGAAGGTGGTTCACCTGAAGGTGGTTTCGAAGGAGCAGGACGACCCAAAGAGGGTGGAACTTATGGTAAAGATAAGTCACCATTTGGTAGAGATCCATTAGGAAACAAAGGAATTGACATCAAATCAGATTCCATAAGTCATTCCTATAATGCAAATGAAGTTGTAAACAAAGAAGTAACCGATACAATGTTATCAAAAATGAAATCAAAGGTAAAAAGTAAAAAGATAATCATTGAATCACTCAAAACAGATGATTCTATTAACGAACCATCGCTATTGGATGAAAAAAATATATTGAATTCTGATAATTGAGATATTTATTAACAAATATATAGGTTACTTTACTGAAAATGTAAGGAAGTAATGAAAAATATTAAGCATAGTAAGTACAAAAACACAGGCATTCTGTTCGAATTGTTGGTAAGACAAATTGCGACTGATACATTGAACAATAAAGATTCAATGGCGACCGTAATTATCAAAGAACACTTCGGAAAGAGAACCGAATTGGCTAAAGAATTGAAATTGTACCAATCTGCCATCAAAGAATCATTTGATTCAGAGTATAAAGCAGGTGAATTCATCAACATTATACTCAATGAGAGGGGTAAACTTACTGAAACTACCTTAAACAAACAAAAGTACAACTTAATCAAAGACATTAAGAAGAATTTTGTGTTGGAAGACTTTTTTAAGTACAGAGTAAGTAACTACAAAGAGAATGCATCGATATATAAGTTGTTCGAATACACAAATTCGGACAATCCTAAACAATATGTTGAGTGTAAGTCAACTTTGATGGAACATTTGACTGGAAACTCACAAAATTCTGATAAAGTTTTGAGTACTATCAACGAAGATTACTCAAAACAACCTAAAGAGGTCAGATTATTGGCTTGGAAGATGTTAGTTGACAACTTTAACGACAAATATACAAATTTATCAGACAAACAGAGGGGTATCCTTAAAGAATACATCAATTCTGTCGATAATTCTGAAAAATTGAAGAAATTTGTTGTTAGGGAAACCAATCAACTCCAAAAATCACTAAAGTCTATCAAAATTGCTGATAAGGTTACTAAAATCAAAGTAAATGAGGTAATTTCATTGGCATCCAAATTAAAATCATCGAAAGTTATAACCGAATCACAAGTACTATCACTTCTCAGATATTATGAGTTGCATGATGAGTTAAAGAGGGTCTTTAAATGAAAAGTTTGATTAAAGAAATCGAAGATAAGTTTGAAGAGTTAGAAGAGGCAAATGTAACTGCTAATTTAGATGGAGGAGAAGGCCCACCAAAGACACCTCACGCATTTTCAAAGAGTGAAGACGAAGATGATTTGGATACAGACCACATTGAGGTGTTAGGATACAAAAAATCTAAGGAGAAAAAAGTGAACACTAAAAAATTAGAGTCATTGGAAAAGAAATTAGAAAAGCAGATTAATGAAATCTCATATAAAGAGTATAAAGGTGATGGTAGTAGAAAACAACATCAAAAAATCAATGACTCTATCAAAGAGATTAATAGTATGATGTTTCGATTAGAAAGAATTGTAAATCAGAACACAAAATTAAAAACAGAAGCCGATGTTCATAGTGGGCAATATTGGAAGTCTACACAAAAGAGGTTTGGAAAGATTTCTGAAAGAATGTTATCAGTAGCTAGAAAGCTTAAAGAGTTAAGTGCATGAGTTTAAAGAAAAAACATAAAAAAGTGTTGAACGAAGACCTTACAAATAAGGATTTGGAAGATATTCGTCTACTTATTAGATATGAGGTAGCACAAATTATGTTTGACTTGTATAAGAAACGTAAAGTTTGGGACAACTAATGAGCAAATTACTGATTGATACTATACCCTTTAAAATGAGTAAAACTCAAATCAATGAATCATTGAAAGAAAACAATGGTAGGTTGATTGTTGAGGGTGTACTCCAAAGGGCAGAAGCTGAAAACCAAAATGGTAGAATCTATCCAACTGAAATTCTCAGAAGAGAAGTAAAAAAGTATATGGGTAGGGAAATCAAAGAGAACAGAGCATATGGAGAGCTAGACCACCCAGAGTCATCAGTTGTAGAACTAAAGAACACATCACATATTGTGAGAGATGTTTATTGGAAAGGTGATGATGTAATGGGTAAGGTTGAAATCTTAAAAACACCTGCTGGTAACATCCTCAAAGAACTTTTAGAAGCAGGGTGTACGGTTGGTATCTCATCGAGAGGTATGGGTTCGGTAAAAGAATCCAATGGTGGCAAGACCGTAACGGTAGAAGATGATTTTGATTTAATATGCTGGGACTTCGTTTCGAACCCATCAACGCATGGGGCATTTATGAAACCTGTTAATGAATCTGTCAGTAGAGGTACTACCAAATCATATAAAAAGATTAACACATTGGTAAGAGATATTATATGTGAAATCGATGGTGTTTGTTCTATTTAGGAGATAAAATGAAATTGACAAATTTAATAAACGAAGCATATCATATAATAACACATGATAAAACAGATATTTGGATTTCTGACAATGCATATAAAAGACTAAAGAAAGGTAAAGATGTCGTTGGTTACACAGAAGATAAATACGAAGGTGGTCATAAAGATATTTGGGTAAGCAACGATGACATTGATGTGATAGTTAAATCTAAAAAAGGATTAGCAAATATAGTTGACAAGTATGC